AAGGCATCAATCGTGAGGCCATTATTCCAGACACTCGCGGGCTGCAAGGCGAGATTGTACGCGAAGGTCCGATTGTCACGCCTAGGACGCAGTTGCCGACAACGGAGAGGTTGGCGTTGCCAGCGGAGGGTGAGTTTAGGCCGACAAATCGCGCTGTTGAGGCAGCAAAAGTTATTGAAGCCGAAAAAGGAATTGAGGAAAGAATTAGACAATCTCCGCAAGGCGCAGTTGGGCTAGGAAAAGAACTTGAGGCTGGCAGGACAACCATCCCTCGCCCAATGCGTGGCAAGGCTGGTGAGGCTGGGTTTATTGTATCCGATGTGCAGGAAGGTGCGGCCAAGGTGGCGCAAAAGTGGCTTACCACCGAAGGCAATCTTCCTAAAGAGATGTTTGACATTATGGAAGCCAAGGGATCGCGCACGCAGGCGATGCTGAAGCAGATTGATTTCACGCTGAAGGATTTGTCGAATGCAGCCAGAGAGCTTAATGGAAAGCCTAAATTAACTCCAGATCAGTCGCTCCAGGTCGATCAGTTCCTTCGTGGTTATTTACCAGCAGAGAATCTTCCAGAAGCAATCAGACCCGTAGCACAACAGATGCGCCGTCAGCTAGACAACCTATCGGAAGGCTTAATCCAAGTAGGCGCGTTCTCGCAAGAAGCTGGTCCGTCTGGAATGAGCAAGGCTGACATTATCAGAATGAATAAGGGCGAATATCTGACTCGTTCTTACGAGAAGTTTGATAATCCTAAGTACGATGTAAAACTTGTGAAGCAGAGGAATCCAGCTGCATACGCTGAAGCTGAAAACTTTGTAAGAACACAGATGAAGGCCGCGAATCCAGCCACAACCGAGGCTGAGGTGCAGGGCAAAATCAAAGAATATATTGAGGGAGGAAGGGACAAGCCGTTTGATTCATTGATTCAAGCCTCTGGAATTGGAAAGAAGCTTGGTATAACGAAAGCAAGGCAGGACATTTCAGAACAAGTCAGATTCTTGATGGGCGAGTACACAGATCCAGTAATTAACTATGCGAGATCGGCCAGCAGAATGATCAACTTACTTCAGTCTCAAGAGCAGTTGAACAAGCTGAAAGAATTTGGAGTTGCAAACAAGCTATTCTTTGAAAAACCAACTGGAAATGCAGCAACGCAGATTGCGGCAGACGGATCTGACACTCGCTCGCCATTAAATGGGCTGTACGCCGAGAAGGATTTGGTCGATGCCATTGAGAATTTTGAGATGACATACAAACAGGGCGGATTTTATCAGCTCTACGCTGCCGCAAACGCTTGGGTTAAGTGGGGTAAAACAGTCGGAAGCATTCAAGCGCAGTTTAGGAATCCAATTTCAAACGTATTGATTGAGGTTGCAAATGGGAATGTATCTTTTGGTGGAAATATGAGTCCAATCAAAACCGTTTTAGCTGAATTTGGCGTTCCCAAGATGGACACAAAGGAAGGCCGAGCTTACTTAACTAGGGCAACTCAACTGGGAATTTACGATAACACTGTTCTGAATGAGTTTACGCAAATGTTAAAAGATGCCCAGCAGTATAAGGGATCTACAGTTGATTTTGCTGAAGAACTTGCTGGCAAAGGTGGAAACATTGCGAAGAAAGGCGTTGCTGCATTAAACAAGACTTATCGTGCTGGTGACAATTTATTCAAGCTGATGGCTTGGGAGAACGAAACAAAACAACTTATGGAAGGAAGAGGCTTGTCTCGCCAAGAAGCTGAGGTTATCGCAGCCGAGCGTGTAAGGAATACTAGACCTACTTATTCTCGCGTTCCAAGGATTGTTAAAGCAATGAGACTTCAGCCATTCTTTGGGAACTTCATATCTTGGCCCTCTGAAATGTTAAGGATTATTCCGAATACGCTTAGATATGCTGCTGAAGATTTGAAGACACCAGGTATGCGTAGGTATGGATTTAATAGACTGATCGGGGTGCTTGCGGCAACAACTGCAACTGTCGCAATAACAAGACTTGGTATGTGGGCAACTGGATTTAACGACAGAAAAATGGATGCCTTGAGGCGTTTTGTTGCCCCATACCAAAAAAACGCAACTCTTATGCCAACTGGAGCAGATGGCAAGGATGTTGGCTACGTTGATATTTCATACACAGATCCTTACGAAGTATTCAAAGGACCAGCTCTTGCTGCTGCATCTGGAAAAGATCCAGAGGAATCAATTGCTAACGCCATATTGGATTTTCTTGAATCTTATATTGGTCCAAGCATTCTAGCAAATTCAATTGTTTCGGCACTGTCTGGAAGAACTCCGCAGGGAAGAACGATTGTAAATCCGCAAGATACTAGGCTAGATCAAACACTTGATAGAGCTAGTTATTTGTTGAGGCAAAACGAACCAGCAACAGTATCTCAGTTTAGAAGGATATATTACGCACTAACTGGTCAACCCGATACAACCGTTTCCAAGTATGGCCGTATCTACAAGCCATCCGAGGAATTGTCCGCGCTGTTCGGCATTCGTCCTCAATCTATTAACGTATCCAAAGCCCTAGAATCTAAGGCATCTAGGTTCAATACGGATATGGCCGATGTTGGCAGGATCTTCACGGAAACCTATGGCGCAGTTGGAAATGTTCCAGAAGCAAAGGTGCGGGAACAGTTCGATAAGATGCAGAACAGGCGCAGGATTATGTTCGATGAGGCGAACAAAGATTTCCACGCTGCTATGTTGCTTGGTCTGTCTAGGTCTGAGGCTATCTCCGCAATGCGTTCTGGTGGTATGGGCGTTGATAACGCTTCTGCCATAGCCAACAACAAGTACAGAGACTACAAGATCAGCAAGTCGCTCACAAAGAGCATGAGGCGCGAGCTATCTCCAGAAGAAATGCAGAAGCGTCAAGAGATAGGCCGAGAGCTTATGATGCAGCAAGGAGAATAAATGGCTAAATTTGACATCTCTGGATCAGCGTCACGTCAAACTGGTTTAAGCCAGCAGGATCGCAACAACGCGATCCGTATGGAGTTTGAGCCTTACTCAAAACCACCACAGCAACAGCCAGAACAGACCGCAAGGATAGAACCTATGAGCGAATATGTTAAGCCACCCACAGCACCAGCACAGCAACCTTCTGGCGAGCTTCCGCTACCATTACAAACCGTAGAATGGGAGGGTCGAAAGGATAAGCAGGGCAATCTTGCTGTCTATAGGTTGCCATCCGGTGATATGGGTGGAAACTACGAGGTAGCTGGAATCAATGACAGATACCATCCAGAAGCATTCAAAGCAATCTCGTCGCTCCCAGCGCAAGAAAGAGCGAAAGCAGCGGCAGAATACATCCAAGGATATACCGCACCACTCGTTGAAAAACTCCCACAAGCACTCCAGCCATTCACGCAGGATCTCGCGTTTAATCGCGGGCTGGGCGGTGCAACGAAGTACATCCAGCAAGGACTGAACACGCTGGGGCAGAAGGTGGCGGTAGATGGAGGGTTTGGTCCTAAGACATTGGCCGCAATAAACCAAGTTGAGCCAAGAGCCTTAATGCGTGCAGCCAGCGATGCTCAATTGCAGGATGAATACAATATGGCTGAACGCAACCCAGCCAGAAAGAAGTTTATTCCTGGCCTAGAGGCTAGGATTAGGAATAGATTGTCAGCCTTTGGGCAGGGTTAACGGCTTGCCCAGCCTTGCCTTACTGTGGTTGATCCAGCAGTAAATGAATTAACTGGACCAATATAGCAAGACCCAACCTTTTCGGTTAAACCATCATTTGAAACAAATGCATTACCAGCGCGAACCACAACGCTATTATCTTCGCGAAGATATGTTGATCCAACGTGCTGACACACCCGACCGTCTTGATAAATAAATCTACTCCCAGACTTAAATATCAAACCATCTTCAGTCATAATCACACTCCCAGCCCGATGAACATTCCCACCTCCACGATAGACTCCTCCAATAAAGTTGTTCATTTCGGTTTCATCATCCGCCATTACCGATGCCATCAGCATCGCCGTCACCATTATAGTTGTTATTGCTTTCATGTAAAAAGTCTCTAGGACAAACCGAGATCAGTCAAGCATGAAAATTAAGTTATCACCACGCCAGATCGGAGCCATCGGAGTCTCAAGGGTCGTAAGTTCGCTTTTGCGGTGTGGCTACAATGTGCTTGCCCCGCTGGAGGATTTTTCTGGGTATGATTTGGTGGCTGAAAAGCATGGCAAGTTTCATCGCATCCAAGTCAAGGCAGCACAGAACGTCGAGCCTGGGCGGAGTAGGTATCGCTTCACTACATCTTGCGGATCTGGATACAATGCACCAAAGAAGCTGATTACAGGGGTGGATTATGTGGCTTGCTGGGGGATGCATGATGATGTTTTCTGGCTGTTGCCAATTGCGCGATGCAAGAGCGTCACAACCCTGCTTTGTCCATCGACAGGTCAAGGCTGGCGTGTATTTCAGAACCTATGACCGAGAAGGAAGCGTGGGCAAAGTTTGAGGATGGGCTAAAGGACGCGCAATCTTTCGACGAAGCCGTGGCTTGGGTCAAGAAGAACAAGAAGATCGTCGAAAAACTGACCATGATAGCAATGATTAGACGATTTAATGAGGATATTAGCAAAGCTAATAGAACTTGGCGCAACTGAAATAGATTAAAATATATCTCGACACCATCATGGGTTGACAGCTAAACCCGATGAATGGGCAAAATCAATAGTCGAGCAAAGGGTGCTGCTGGTGAGCGTGAATTAGCAAATTACCTGCGGGAACAGGGCTGGCAGAAGGCTAGGCGCAGTCAACAGTTTGCTGGAAACCCTCTTGGCGGTAGCGGGGATGTGGTTTGCGAGAACTTCCCATTTCATATCGAAGGCAAGCGTTGCCAAGCACTCAAACCCGAAGAGTGGATGGAGCAATCCAAGCGGGATTGTCCAGAAGGCAAGATCCCAGCAGTATTCTTTCGGCGTAATGGACGCAAAGAGTGGATGGTCATATTGACCGCCGATGACGTGTGCGAATTAGCTCGCCAAATAGCACCAGCAAATGTGAAGATTGAATATGTGCCAAGCAACCCAATGGCCACATCAGTCGGTGCTGGCTTTTGGGTGCATAGCCCAGACCAACTTACCCCCAAATACATACAACCAATACAAAACCCCAATAAATAAGGAGATACTACAATGGCATTGACATTAAGTGAATCGCAGAAATCAGAACGCAAGTTGCCCGAAGCCGGAGCAACCGTAGGCGTTCTTTATAGCTTGGTCGATCTGGGACATCAGAAGACCAACTGGGACAACCAAGAGAAGTGGACACCTAAAGTTCGCCTAACCTTTGAGTTGCCCGATCAGACAGATGAGTACGAGGTGGAGGAGAAAGGCAAAGTTACCAAGGTACAGAAGCCCATGGTTGTCTCCATCGAGCAGACCCGCAGCCTTGGCGAGAAAGCAAGCTTGCGGAAATTGCTTGAGCAGTGGAGAGGTCAAACCTTCACAGCCAAGGAACTGCAATCGTTCAGCCTAAAGAATCTACTTGGAAAGCCAGCCATGCTCACGCTCATCCACAAGACCAGCCAACAGGGTCGGCAATACTGCGCAATCGCAGGTGCTTCTAAACTTCCCAAAGGCATGACTGCTCCAGCCAAGACTGCTAACGATCAGATGTACTACGAGATTGAGCAGGGCGAGGCTGGCCAGTTCAACGATATGCCAGACTGGTTGCAGGAGAAGATTCGTGCTTCCAAGGAGTTTGCGACTGCCGCTGGCAAGCCTACGACTACCAAAGTCGAACTTGACGAAAACGGCAACGCAATGCCGTTCTAGGTTATATGGCACTTACTATTACAAGTAAGTTTGATAGCTCCTCGGCTAGTTCCAAATTGGTCGCTGTTAAAAGCAGCGGCCATTGGTACGATGCCGAGGGGCAATCTGCCCACGTCATTATTGGTAAGAATGGCAATGAACGCAATACTACTGTGGCAGATGCGAGGAAGCTTGGGCTTTATCCGAGCGTTACGTCAATCTTGGGAATCATGGATAAGCCTCAACTCACGAACTGGAAAATTGAACAGGCAATTATGTCGTCGCTTACATTGCCAAAGGAGGAAAATGAGACACTCGAAGAGTATGCAAAAAGAATTGTCAAAGACTCGCGGGAGTCAACCAAGAAAGCAGCGGAGCATGGGAGCCTCATGCATGAGTGCATGGAGAACATCCTCCTTGGGAGAGCTGTATCCAGAGATGAAAAACTTGCTCCGTATATCAAGACGTTTACCGAGTGGGCAGAAAAGAATGTCGAGAAAACCTACTGGTGCGAGAAAGCTTTGGTCGGTGCTGGTTACGCTGGAAGGTGCGATGCCTACGTCAAGTTGAAAGACGTTGGCGACGCAATCATTGATCTGAAGAATCGCAAGGTCAACCCACGTTATGCGCCATTTTTCGAAACTGATATTGCCCAATTGTGGGCTTACAGGTCGGCAAGCGATAATCCTAAATGCGCCTGCGTGTCGGTGGTCCTAGCGTCAAACGATGCTACCAAGCTGACAACGAAGGTCTGGGATGAAGACGAGCTTTACCAAGCTGGCATTGCATTCTGTGCAATGCAGAAAGTGTGGGCTTGGGTCAAAAACTACAATCCTCCAGGCATGAAGTTATGACCGCACCTACAATCCAAGAGATGGGCAACGCCGCGCAGGAGATAGTCTGGCGCGTGATGGGCAAAGGATCGGATAAATCCGCATACGGAGATTGGCTGGAGAAAGATCGGCCTACTCACGATTACCACATTGCAAGAGCGATTCGTCACCTAGCCACAGCGCAGATGCAACTTCACAAGTCAACGCCTTGTCCTGACGTAAACGGAGAAACAAGTGTTGACCACTTGGAGCGTGCGCTGGTAAGGTCGCTCTTCGTGTTGGCTCAAATAAAGAAAGAGGTACCAAGATTATGAGATGGATTAAGAAGGAATTTGACGAAGACGGAAAACCAGAGTGGGCTGTTTATATTGACGAGGCTGGCGAGGGCAGAGAAGAGGATTGGTCTCACTTCGACACCTACCCAACTCGAGATGAAGCAGTTGAAGCCTGTTGGAAGTACACTTGGGAAGACTACGACTGTAACGACAAATGAAGCTTGCCCTATCTCGGTTATTCTATCACTTGGGAGACATCGTGAGCATCACGATGCTGCCACTTGGAGTGGGCTGGAAGCTGTACCAGAAGCTAATGCTTATATCTGTGGACTTGGATACCGAATTTAATGTGTGGAAGGAAGTTAAGCCAAGGGAAAAAAGAAAGGCTAAGAAGAAATGAAGTTAGGGGAAATAACATTTGGCAAATCACGGCCAGCACCAAAGATGGTTTTTGTGGATGTGAATTTTGATGACAAGACAAGCGCGGAATTGTTCAGGGTTGGAATGAAGCTTCTCAAAAAAGATAAGGAAGCTGTGATTGAATATGTAATTAGAAAATCATTGGAGCGAAAATTAAAAAAATGAAAAAAGGATTAGTAACGCAGGCGTTCGGGGATGATTGGAAGAAGATCCTAGAGCTTACGCAGCCAAGGATGGAGGCTTACTGCAAGCGTCACAAGATGGACTTCATGGCATTGGAGAAGCCTCTTGTCGAGCCAGTGCAGTACAGCAAGTCCGCAATCGGGAACATCATGGCCACAAAGGGCTATGAGCAGATTACGTTTGTTGACTGCGATGTTCTGATTGCCAGCGACTGCGATGAGATTGGTGCTGAAGTAGAGATGTTCTCGGCATTCGATGAGGGTGCTTTCTTGGATCGCAAGTATGAGATGGGCAAGCTTGCCAGTGCTTTTGGGGCAAGGATTGATCCGAGATTCTATGTCAATACTGGTGTCTTTGTAATCTCATCCAAGGCTGTTGGCGTGTTATCTATGCCACCGCTTGGCTTATTGCCTAACCATTTTGCCGAGCAGACCTGGATGAACATTATGATTCACCTCTGGAATGTCCCGCTGGATAATCTTGACCCAGCCTATAATTGCATGACCAGCGTTGAGTCGCATTTTGGGCTGGATCGGTACAAGGACGCATTCTGCATTCACTACGCTGGCCAGTCCGGTGATCTTGCAAAGCTTGCCGAGCAGATCAAAGCTGACGACGCAAAGCTAGTCGAGCTAGGACGATGACCGAGATTAAGGTCGTCGAGGAGTGCGGAAAGTTCCGGCTTCACACGATGGCTGGTAACGTAATTGGTCCTCGCCTGTGGGGATCGAGACCGCCAAAAGGATTTCCTCCTCTTACTGATTTATTCGATTCACAAGAAGAAGCAGATTTAGCTTGTCAGGAATGGAACGATTATGCCAAATGGCACAAGGCACAACGCAAACGTAAATGAGATCAACGCATTTAACCAAGGGAGACTACGATGAAAGACTACAGCAATTGGCAGGCGAGGTTGCGTTGCAAGCCATCCGTGATCTGCGCTTGCTTCGCAAGCGCGGGATGGTGCAGGGCATGAAGATTGTGCGAGATCATCACGGCGTACCTCTCAATGATGCTCTTGAATATAAAAGCATGCATGAGGTACAGAATTTGATTCGTGACTTTAAGGACGGAACAGTTGCATGGTGGTGCAGGGCTTCAGGAATAAGGATCGACAATCGAACGCTACTACGCAAATTGGAGGACAATGATTATGCAATTGCTTGAGACAATAGGTGACATGATCTGGATTATGACTTGGCTCGCATTCTTATTTGCAGTCATGGCATCCATCGTATGCGCAGGAGTCTTTATCATCGCAAAGTTAATTGAATATATAAAGAGGGACCTACTATGATCGAAACATTCAAACAGAAAGTATTAACCGCATCCGTTGATCGTTATGTGCTGACTCCAGGTCAGTGCATGATGTTGCGTCAAGACGCAGAGGTGATCGGGATGAAGCGTGCGACTGTGATGAAGAAGGATGGAACTACTCGCAAGTCGTTCGCCAGAAGTTGCAGTTCATGCTGGATACCTTATGGAACCCACAATAATTGGATATACAAAATTATGCGGGAGATCACAGAGTCGATCAACGCAGAGCATTGGAGGTTTGATATTACTGGAATGCAACAGTTGCAGATCCTGAAGTACAATTCACTACAGCAGTTCTGGTGGCATTGGGATACTTTTACCGGATCGGATCGCAAGCTGACCGCAGTAGTCAACCTATCTGCTCCACACGAATACCTTGGCGGCGGATTGCAGGTTAAGGCCGACATTGAGAACGCTAGGTTTATCCTAGAGCAAGGAGCCGGATGCTGGTTCCCGTCTTACATCGAACATCGTGCTCGTGCGCCTATCTGGGGTACGCGCTGGGTGTTGGTGGCTTGGTTGACTGGACCTGCTTGGCGATAATGGCAACGCTAAACGAGAACATCCCTAGCTTCAAGGCTATGG